AGATGATCTTGAAGCATATTGTACTGAGCATCAAGTAAGAGCAGAATATCTTGAACAATACTATGAGTGTGTAAGGAATGAAGCACCATATTTGTTTAATAGCTACTTGAATTATCTTGAAAAGAATCGCCAGGAGAAAGATAAATTTTATAAACCTCGGCGTAGATGTTTTCGCAAGATAGGAATCATAAATGCGCTTCAAGCACTTGAGGATGACCGCCTTGATGTGCTGTCTTTGAGTATGCCGCCCGGAACGGGAAAAACCACCATTGAGAAATTCTTTATGTCATGGGTAATAGGACGAGACCTTGAAGGTTTTAGTCTTTTCTTCTCTCACTCTGGCGATATAACCCGAATGTTTTATGACGGGATCCTAGACATAACCACAAACGAGCAAGAATATACTTGGAATAAGATTTTCCCGCAAGCAGCACTTCAAGCAACAAATGCCAAGAGCGAGACAATCAACTTTGGGAAGTATAAACCTTTCGCCTCGATACAGTGCACATCTGTAGGCGCTAAGAATGCCGGCAAAGTCCGTGCTAGTAAATATCTGCTATGTGATGACTTTATAGGTGGTATAGAAGAAGCACTAAACAAGAATATCCTTGATAAACTCTGGAATATATATACAGTCGATGCGAGACAGAGAAAACTTGACGGCGCGAAGGAATTGCATATTGCGACAAGATGGAGCGTCCATGACGTAATTGGTCGTCTGCAGACCATGTATGATGGAAATGACCGCGCACGTTTTATCGCTTATCCCGATATCGATCCGGTTACGGGAAAGTCGAACTTTGAGTATGACATCAACGGATTCTCTGTGGCATTCTTCAATGAGCAGGAAGAGGCGATGGATGAGGTCTCATATCGTTGTTTGTACAAGAATGAGCCTATTGAGCGTGAAGGTCTGCTTTATCATGATGACGAACTGAGACGATATTTTGACATGCCTAATCGGGAACCGGATGCAATCATTGGTGTTTGCGATACAAAAGCCAAGGGTATCGACTTCATGGTTTTACCGGTGGTATATGTTTTTGATGATGATTACTACATGGCTGACTGTGTATGCGACAATTCGTCCGACTATAACCTTCAAGAGACGAAACTATCCAAGATGATATGTGATCATCAAATGCAAAGATGTGAATTTGAGTCCAATGCCGGTGGAGACCGCCTGGCGAAGAATGTCGCAGAGAAGGTCAAAGAGAAAAGCGGAAGATGCAGCATAACGACAAAACCCACGGAAACAAACAAAGAGACGCGTATTATTGTCAACAGTAATTGGGTTAAAGAGCATATGTTGTTCAAGGACAAGAGTTTATATACCCGCCAGAGTGAGTATGGCAAGTTCATGAATCAGTTGTTATCATATTCGGTGTCCGGCAAGAATCCTCACGACGATGTTCCGGATGCATTGGCGAACTTTGCTTTATTTGCTACAAGGCCAGAGCGAAAGGCTGCGCGAATCATGAAAGGATTTTTGTAATGGGAAAAACAACAACAGAGCGTGAAGTAAAGAATTATTTGAAGAGCATCAAAAATCTAGTGGATAAACGCGATAAAAAGTTGACTCAGATAGATGAATTAAGGTCTGTAGCCACAAATTGTGTAGCTCCGACGGATAAAGAACCGGTTCAGTCATCGGGATCTGGCGACAAATTGGCAAATATCGTCGGCAGAATGGTAGATTTGCTCAATGAGATAGACGAACTTGACGAAATGTTGATGGACAGAAGGTCTTTTGTGACGAGAGCGGTTGATAAATTATCCGATGACCGACATTGTCAATATATAAAATTGCGATATCTGGACAGAAAAGGTTTTTATGAGACAGTCATGATTATGGATTTAGCTGACTCTACCGCGAGACGGATCGAGAAGAAGTCAATTTCCGAAATCACAAGACTGATAAACACGTCTGAACTCAATATTTAGTGGAATATCCCATAAATTTTACGCATGAGCCACAAAATCTAGCAATTACTATTGACGTGACACCTATTGACATGCTAAATGTGTATTGTCAAGCAATGACTCCTTTTGATGAAAATGAACCGGAATGAAATGAAATGTTCATTCAAGCCAAACAAAAACAAAGGGCGCCCACCATCCTGGGTGCCTTTTGCTTTTGCTTTTTCTATGTCTATGTATCCCAGGAGAAAAAACCGACAAGATGTTAGGTAAGGGTAGGAAGAAAATATATACGGACGTGCCGGAAATCACAGAGGCAAACGTAATCAATGTGTTGAAAACCGCGATTGCAGATCATACAGAGATTGCTAGTGATTGCGAAGCACTTATTAATTTTGTATCCGGTATTCAGCCTCTACAGAGAGAGAAGACATACCGCTCTGACATAGATATCCAGGATATAGACAACGTTGCTGATGAGATAACAAATTTCAAAACCTCGTTCAATTGGGGAAATCCGATAACTCTTGTTCAGCACGGAGATAATGACGATGGTTCCGCGACGGAATCAAAAGCTATTGCAGAACTTAACGCTTGTTTTGATGCCGAGAAGATCCGTCAGAAAACTCAAGAACTTGCTAGTTTTGTGGAAAAATGTGGAATCGGCTATACATACATCGATGTAAATACAGACTATGAGGATGGGGACAGTTACTTCAAGTACATGGTCCTGGATCCTAGAGCCGCATTTGTTGTCCGTTCAAGTTATTACACAGACCAAAGAATCATCATGAACGTGACTTTCCGCGTTGATCATGCGGGAAACAGATACTACACGATATTCACGAAAGACCGCAGATTTGAGGTTAAGAATGGATACGCTCCCAGGCGAAATGATGGGACATGGGATTTTGGCGAAGGTAGCAACGTAAAGAATCCTCTAGGCAGATTGCCGTTTACGGAATGGATAAGATGCGTTGATAGGACCGGATGCTTTGAGCGGCAGATAGACGAACTGAATGCATTGAACATCTTGGCATCGGATTTTGCTAATGATGTTGACCAGAACACACAGTGCATCTGGCATGCAAACGATATAGATTTCCCGACAGAAGTAGTCACTGACAAAGAAGGAAATGAGACGGAGCGAGTTGTTCATCCGAAATCAAACGATTGGATAGAGACTACCACTACTCCCGATGGAAAGACACCATTTGTCAATCCTTTATATGTTCAATACGACTATTCGGGAATGCTTAACAACTTCTTGTCAAAACGTGCTTTGATTCTGCAGAAGTGTAATGTTCCGAGCCGTAATGACAATAGTGGTGGTTCAACCGGTATTGCCATGAGTGATGCAACGGGATGGACCCAGGCAGAAGTTGAGGCCACTCAGCAAGACCAACTCAAGAACGACTCCAAACTTGACGAGGTAAAGATTGCACTTACCGCAAGCAAGTTATGTAGTGGATTCGACGAGAACGGACCTTTGTCGAAACTCAAGTATTCGGACGTTAGACCTAATATCAGACGTCAGAAGACTTATGAGATGACAACGAAGATTAATGCATTCGCTACGGCGGTATCACATGGTCTCGATTATAAGTCGATGCTGCAGACAATCAATCTGTTTGATGATCCTCAGCAAGTAGCTCGTGATTCCGAAGATACAATGCGGAAATTCATCGACAAGACATTTGGAACTGAAGTTGAAGTCGAGGATATAGAAGTCGATAACGAAAAGACAAAATCAAAGGGTATTGATGCTCCTATACCGGACAGACTTGACCAAGATAGGAGCGATCAGATAGATAACTCGCCTAAACTCGACAAAGGCAGAGGATAATAGATGTGGCGATTCGTTTTGATAAATTAAATATACTCAAGGACGAAGACTATTTCGAGCCTATGGCAATAAGTGTTGAAGATAAGAATCGTAGACGAGAGCTTACGAATCTTCTCATTGACGCTTTTTTATATTTCTTTTCGGTCTATGAAGTACATAGCATGCATAAAAGTATGCTAAGTAAAGCGCTTTATGAGCAATTGGTAACAGATAGAGTTTCTGACGCGGTCTCAAAAGTAACCGGCATAGACGGAGAGATGAGCAATTACATACGGAAATTATCGAAAGAGGTTGTTGATACAACTTTCAAGAATGCCGAGCCGGAATCGGAAGATAGTCCCCTGGAAGAGCCGTTGCCATCATATCCCCTTAATATTGATAACACAGACTCCAATCACA